CATTAAATGTAGTAGGGACTATATTTGCTGATCCATTAAAAGCAACGCCCCCTATTGTTCTGGCTGTAGCAAGTACAGTTGCACTTCCTGCATTTCCAGAAACAGAAGAAGCAACAACTGATAAGTTATCAATAAAAGCCTTATTTACTTTAGAGTCTATAGCTGAATTAGCCCTAGAGTTTGTAAAATAAAGATTAGTATTTTCAGTTAAATTTGCTGTCGTAAAGTTTGAAATAGATGACACTTGCCCTGTGACATTACCAATTAACTGCCCTTCTATATTTGCCACTAAAGTGCCTAAAGCTGAAAGCGATATATTACCGGTTGCAGTTCCGTTAGCTGTTGTTAATCCTAATGTAAATTTGTCTGCTGATTCGTCCCAAATAAATACAGCGTTGTTTTGATTACCACGATTGATAAACATACCAGAGTCATTAACTGGCGTTCCTGTTAGTCCTGCATTTAATTCAAATAAATTATCCGCAATCGCCATGTTTGTAGTGTTGAGATAGGTAAGCGTTCCATTAACTGTAAGGTTGTTTGCAACAACTAAATTATTCGCTATCTGGACATCATTGGGTAAGGTTAAAGTGACATCTCTGCCTTCAGTGCCAGAACCGGTTACAGTGATCTTATTATTAGTTCCGGTAATTGCTTTAATATAATCGCCGGTTGTGTCAGTTGTTAAGGCCACTGAATTGGCTTGAATAACAGTTGATATGTTGACATTACCAGAGCCATTAAATGCAACTGAGCCGACTACATCACCGCTTAAACTAATATTTCTAGCGTTTAGTAAGGTATCTGCTGTAGTTGCTGCAATACCAAGGCCGTCAACAAAAGATTTATTTACCTTAGAATCAATTGCAGAGTTAGCTCTGGCAACAGTGTAGTAAAGATTTCCAGATTCAGATAAGTTAGATGTGTTAAAAGGTGATAGTGTGACTGTTGGTACTAAAGTTCCAGAGCCGTCATTATATGCCCAACTAATACCAACACCGTTTGTTATTAATGAAGAGACTCTATCGTCTACCCTTTCATCGGTAAAAAATAGTTTAGTTCCTTCGGCTAGATTGGTTGTAGATTTACCAGCAAAGGCTGTATCAAATCGAGCTTGCGTATAATAAAGGTTACTACCCTCTGATAATCCAGACGTAGTCTTAGCCGTAAAGGCTGTATTAAATCTAGTTTGAGTATAATAAAGATTACTACCTTCGGATAATCCAGATGTGGATTTAGCTGTAAAAGCAGTATTAAACCTAGCTTGAGTATAATAAAGCTTAGTTCCTTCAGGTAGATTAGTTGTAGACTTAGCACCAAAGGCAGAATTAAACCTAGTTTGTGTGTAATAAAGGTTGTCCCCTTCTGCTAAATTGTCTGTATCTTTTGTAGCCAATCTGGTATCAAAATCACTATTTGCCCTTGCAGTTGTGTAGTAGAGCTTAGTTCCTTCAGTTAGGTTGGTTGTAGACTTAGCACCAAAGGCAGAATCAAACCTAGCTTGGGTGTAGTACAAGTTATCACCCTCTGCTAGATTGTCCGTATCTTTTGTGGCTAACCTTATATCAAAAGCACTATTTGCCCTTGCATTTGTGTAATAAAGATTTGAACTACCCTCAACAACAGAGTCAGTTCCAAACGATATATTTGCACTTCCGTTAAAAGATACGCCATTAATAGTTCTGGCTGAGGCTAATATTGTTGCTGTATTTGCATTGCCGTTTAAAGTACCAGTAAATGTATTACTTGCTGTAAGACTTAAACCTGTTGTTATCCAAGCGTTATTAGCGGCATTTCGTATTCGCAAGGTGTTATTTGCGGTATCAATCCAAAGCATGTGGGCAAAAGTTGTAGAAGGAGAGGTGCTACTGCTGTTTGTTGAGACAATAGCAAGCAACGCATTGTTTAAATCTGCCCTAAAAGTAGCACCATTTGCATTGGCTATATTGTAATCATGTGTTGCCATATTTAATTCCTATTTTTATTAATTTTATACCTACATTTGATATTTATAAATCTTTTATGACCAAATAGCGGTGGCAATTGTTTTTACCAAATCATCCTGTCCGGACATGTCATCACCTTTAGTAAAATGTAAAACCTTAGTAGCAGTTACAGGTAGTTGATCGTCATCAGCATCATCAAATAAATCATTGTAGACAACCATCATTGTTGTAAATGTTTCTTCACCTTCTGGTGCTGGTGTCATTGCTGGATATGTTTCAACCCTTTGAACTGTTGTTGTTAATGTTATTGCCATTTTGTATACCTCCTAGGTATTTAGGTTTGTGGATATAATTTATCCATATCAAACATGTGTTGAAAAGAAGGCTTTATTGCCTCCAATTTATTTATACATAGTTCTTCATCAATAGAACCATCAGCATCTATAACTGCTGGCACTTCGTATCTAACAGGTGCTTCCTCATATAATTCCTCAATATAATAGTAAGGAACATTATTTTTGATGTAACTAGCCATTATTCTGAAAAGAACTCTAAGAAATAAGTTACGCCTGTTGTATTGGGTAAAAGAACCTTATCCATGATCCATTGGGTAGTACCACTTGTTGCTGAATAGTTTGCATTTGCCCTTCTGTATTCGCCCAGATAAGTTCCTGAATTAGATGTGCCGGTATATATCTTTAATATTTCCCATCCTGAATTACTAAAAATCCCATAGAGCTTAAAAGTATCGTTCTGTATAGCTCCAAACACGCTAGCATGTCCAGTAACTTTCCAAAACTCCCAAGGTGCATTACTAAATAAATTAGACCCTAGATCATTGGTTGATCCAAAGCCACCGCCTAAAAATCTTGCGTAACCCCAATAAATATAAGCCGGACTAGAGATTTGAAAGTTACCTGAAGTAATTTGTGGTGACCAATCAATATCTAAATCATTTGCATCTCTGAATTCTCCCATGCTTATAGTCGTTCCACTTCCTTGATTTATTCCATTTGAATCATAGGTTTTATTTGTATAGCCAATACCCCTAACATCTGAATCATTTAGACTAACTGAGCTGTTATTACTTCCGCCCACCTCAACATGGATGGCGTTCATGGATAAGTTAGTTACAGGTAAAAAGGACATTACGCCGCCCCTATCAGTTCTTTTAATTCATCTATTTGCTTTTGTTGATCTTTAACAGTCTCAATTAAATATCCAACCAAGTTACCGTAAGCAACTGATTTAGTTCCTATTTCGTCATCTGCTGTTAATACAAGTTCAGGGGCTATCTTTTCTATTTCTTGAGCTATGACTCCGCTTCCTTGTTTCTCGTCTTTAGTGAAGCTAACTCCTCTCATTTTTAACGCTAGTTTTGGATCAAGCGTTTGTATGTTTGTTTTTAATCGTTCGTCTGAGAAGGCTGTTATGTTGTCTGCTGAAGTAATTGCACCTGTAGGTAAAATTGTAACCTTTGTTGTACCCGCAGATTGAAACAACCAACGGCTTGAGTTATGAGCATTGGTAAAAGCAAAATGGTTATCGGCGGTGTAGCCTGTCGTGCCTTCTATTATCGTATTATCTTGAGAATATTTAATTATAGCGTTGCCATCTTCGCCAACATTGTCTGTATCTGCTCTGATTAAAATAGCAGCTTCATTAACATTTGATATTTCTAATCCAAAGCCTGAAGTTACTGAAGCTGTACCTATGGCTAAAGATGTAATATTTTTTAAGTTACGAGAACCATCCAAAACAGTTGTTGTGCCAATTTTAAGCAAGCCAACAGAGGCATTGCCTCCAACCGTTAAATCATTGGTTACTGCTACAACACCTGTACTGCCATCCACAAAAAGTAATTGTGCTTGTTTGCCATTACCAACTCTAAAGTCTCTAAAGTAATTAGTACCATTCTGATACCCTCTGTAGTTTATCCAAACGTCTAAATTATCATTGTTTTGATTGTAACCAGACGTAATTTGATTTGAAGTAATGTTTATATTACCTGCTAATATACCTGCACTAGCGATAGTTCCAATATTAGTTAGGTTACGCGAAGCATCTATAACCTCTGTACCTGAAACATAATAACCCCCAGCAGAATTAATTGAACTGGTGCTTGTTATTGCTCCGCTAGTTATAGTTCCTGCGAATACAGCATTACCAACACCATCTATTCTCATGCGTTCTGCTTCACTTGAAGTACCAGTGAAAAATTTAAGATTACCTGCATTATCAATTGTTATAGTTGATTGACTTACAACAGAGCCACTATTTAAAACTCTAAGGTACATACCACTACCATTGGCATTATTATCTGTTGCATCTATTTGAAATCTTTGTAATCCTGTACCTGATTGATGGAGCTTATAGGCAGGATTAGTAAGTCCAATTCCAACTTTGCCACCAGTTCTAGCTAAAATAGTTTGACCAACTGTAGCAAGGGTTGTTGCTTCTAATTGTCCAAATCCTGAAGCTCCAGTTAGACCGACAAGCAATCTGCCTGAAGTATCAAGAGTCATCTTAGTAGTAGTATTTCCTATCGCAAAATTTAAAGGCCTAGATGTGCTATCACTAGCTACAACGCCACCATTTCCAGTAAAAAGACTACCGCCAGAAGCAAAAATATCTCCTGTAGCTGTAATAGCACCTGAATTAATAGTTCCTGCGAATACAGCATTACCAACACCATCTATAGAAAACTCCTCTGCTGGACTACCATTAGTATCTGATATACCTCTGATAAGTTTAAAGTTTGCAGAACGCCCTGTTTCTTCTCCTATTGTTAAGCTACATCCTTGATAATTACCCTGACCACCAATAATAGAAACACCATTAGCTTCTGCAATATGTGTAAGCATTTGCCCTGCTGGATATCTTGTTCTTGATGTACTATCAGGATCACTTAGACTGTTGCTGTTTAAAGAAACTGCACCAACTTGGGATATAGTTCCATTTGCAGTTATAGCTCCCAAACCTGTTATTTTAAATAATTCGCTATTTCCTGAATTGCTTGTAACTTTAAAAGGTATATTAGTAGACGTATTCCAACGAGTATCTACCCAAAGACCATAACCCCCGCTTGCACCTAAATCATTTTCTATTTTTGCTATAAAACCATCATAGGAATCATTTGCATATAAATTAGTTGTTGTAATTGCTCCTGAATTAACAGTTCCAATATTTACAAGATTCCTTGAACTTGTAATGATTTGTGTCCCTGCTCCAGTACCGCTTGAAGGCTTTACATACAAGCCCTCTTTAAACATTAATTTTCCATCAGCAAGAATTGTGGTAGTTGGTTCAGAAGAATTTAAAGTAAAACTAGCATTGCTTCCGTAACTCGAGCTATCTAAATGATTAAAAAATATATTGCCTTTTTGCGAATAATTAGGGACAAGGGTTGAGAATTCTATACCTGCATTTGACCCATCAGTGGATGAGCGTATTTTATTTAAAGTATTAGATGTGGTTGTAATTGCACCCGAAGCTATAGCTCCTGATATAGATATTGCATTGGCTAGGTTTAAAGTAACTGATCCTGAAGTACCTCCGCCAGTTAAATTAGTACCTGCAACAACTGCTGTAATATCACCATCACCACCACCGCCAACAGCAGCTCCATTAAAGTATAAAGCTCCGCCTACATTATAAATTTTGTTTGTTGTACTTGATGGGGTTTGGACTGGTAGTTGTATAGCATCGGCTGTAACTTCTCCAGTAAAGGTTGCATTTTGTGAAGTGTCTAAAGTTAAGGAAAGGGCATTGCCACTACTTATATTTAAAGTTGCTGCCGTTCCCAGTGATGTTGTATTTCCAAAAGCATCATATTGGAAGTATGCCTTGGTTGTTAATGTAGCGTTATTGTGGACTTGTTGTTGTATTACAAAACTACCACTCCCATTTGTACTAACCAACCTTGCATCGGCTTGTATAGTTCTGTCATTGGCATTAGATACGTTAAAAACCTTGCCAATAACTAAATCGGGTTGTGACCCTGTAGCCTCAAAATTACCATTAACAACAAAATCGCCATTTATATTAGCAACCTCTAAAAGGGTAATTGATCCCGATCCTGAAGAACTGTAAGACATTAAATTGCTTAATGGCTCACCATTTAAAGTGATAACAGAAGCATCAAGAGTTCCTGTAACTGTAGCATTGGTAACATTTAAAGTTGTGGCCGTAATAGCTCCTGAGATTGTTGCATTTGTGGCTACCAAAGCCCCAGCTAGTGAAACCCTAAAAGGTGCACTACCAAAAGTGTTATTGCCAAGATGTATTCCAGTAGCAGTTGATAATGAAATTCTTGATGTGCCACTACCTGCAATTAAGCTATTAGAGCCAACAGTAAATCCACCAATTACACCTGTAGTTGCAGCAATACTACCTGCTATATTTAAAGCTGATCCATCCCATCTTAAAAAGCTTGAGCTATTACCTATATTAAATTTAGCAGTACCGCCATCATTACCAAGCCAAAAACCAGCAGCATTACTTGAGTAGCCTGTTTTGTTTTGTCGAACTGACATACCAGAAGCAGTTCCAAGATTTAACTCACCTGTATTTATTTTTGCAGCAGATAAATTTAAAACCTTAACATTCGTTATAGCACCATCTTTTATATCAGGTGTTCCAGTTGACGGATCGCCAACAGTAAAAGTTTTTGTGCTAGCGTTGGATTCAACTCCCATAGTATTGAGAGCAGTAACGCTTGCTACATAATTTGCCCCTACAGGTATAAAGTTTAGATCAACATTATTTATATCAACAATTTTATTAAGCTGCTGAACACCACTACTATCAACTACATTAACTCTCCATTGATAGTAAGGATAATCTGTAGGCAAAGCCCATGATAAAAATGGTCTGTCACTACTGCTGGCATCTGAATCAGTAAATGTAATACTTGCTGGGGCTTTGACAGCATAAGCAGAAGGTATGTTTGATAAGGCCTCTGTAGCCTCTTGAGGAGGTACTGTCCAAGTATATACATCAAAATATTCTAATAAAGAAACCGAAACAAGACCACCAGACTGCAATTGCATAGCTTCAACTCTGAATATCTTGCCGTTAAATCCTAGACCGGAATAGGTTAAATTTACAATATCCCCTATTTTTAATTTATACATCTCAGGCGTTCCCAAGAACTGTACTGAAGTTTGTGCCCTACTTCTTGTAAGAATTGTTTTTGCGTGGTTGTATGCAATATATGCACTGGTTGTATGCGGAAATTCAGCTTTTATCTCAAGTATTTCTCCATCATCATCTGAGGTATAGTCATTGGCATCAGTAGTTGCCGTGTGATAAACAGTAGCCGTGTCCATCTCATATCGTTTGTTGGCATTAAAAAATTCACATATAACAACATTTGCCTTTGCATCTTTATTGCCATAATCAACACTAATTCCACTGTCTCCAATTATATGGCTGTCATTAATGCTAAATGTAGATGATCCAGTGTCCTCTATTTGTAATTCATATTTGCCATCAATATACAGAAATAGTCCACGCATATTAGCCAATAGCTCTCTTGCGTTTTCCATAACAGTTTTGTTGCCGTCTATGTATGCGTTGCAATGAAATCTTTTTGATTTAGCTGAATAACTACCAGACTGATTGGCATAACTTCCACCTAAAGTACCATTGAAATAAACAATAAACTCTGGATTCTCGTCAAAAAATTCATCTCGTTGCAAAGCACTAATCTCTTTGCCATCTATAATGCCATTGCCGTTAGTGTCATAAAGGTCGATAAGGTTACCTACTTTATTTTGCCACCATGTATCATTTGCAGCACTTCCTCCAATAGTTATAAAATTATCACCGGCAGAACCTGACCAGTTAAGAGGTTTTGTATTTCCCCCAAAGTAAGGGATATCTAACAAGGTATCTGCTTTATTTGCAGCAGCACTGAAAGTGCTCATATTAATTTGAGAAGTGGCTAATCCTTTTCCGTAAGCTGAGTTTGTAATGTAGTCGAGCATTACCAAAGCAGGATTGTCACTCCAAGCTGTTGAGTTATCTCTAGGGTCAAAGATTTTACGTCCCTTAACTTGGACTGTTAGTTGTGGAACTCCACGAAACTGTCCTTTGGCATCGTAAATAAAAGAGCAGGCTATGTAAGCAACTCCGTCCAACCTATGAGCCGTTGTCCATTGAGATCCAATTGAAGCTCTTAACATAGGGTCAGCAGTTTGCGAAGCTTGTCCATGATGGATATTCATTACATATCTATAACCACCAAGAGCAGGATTAGTACCAAAACTACCAGCAGCTAGATCGACCGAACCTGAGTTTTGGTTGGCTGTGCATAAAGAGCCAGAGCCAGATGATATTTTATCTGTACCTATATAACCACCGTTTCTAAACTGCTTTCTATCTCTTAAAGAATTGCCACTTAACTCAATGGTTGATCCCATTATCTCTTCACATTCGCCTACTGATATTGCGTATACAACATATAAATGTGTAGATGAATTGCCGGCCGTGTCCATGTAAATAATCTGTGCACCCGTTCGTCTTGAGCCATAGACGATTGGTAATTTGCCCCCAGCAGCAACTTTATTAGCTAATATATCCTGCCCTTTGGCAAGCATTGCTCTCTGCTGCATATAACCTTTGACACCAACTGCTAATGTAGCAGCAGTCAAGACCATGTTTATTTTTTGTAGTGTAGAGGCGGCTGTCCAAGTTCTACCTACCCAAGCAAAGAATGTCGCGAATACTCCCATCTAACTACCCCACCTAACGTCTGACTTTGTCTGAGTAGCAAATTCCATTCCTTTATCGCCGGAGCTAAAGCTCTCCTGAGATTCCTCGCTGAAATGCCTCCCTCGCGTTAAAGCCCAATTTGCCCAGTGAGAAGCTACGGTAACGGTTATATTAGATGATGAGATGTCTTCAGATATTGCTACATTTCTAATTTTTCCTGAAAAGTAATGTATTGCCCCTACAATTTCCTCAGACTCATTAAAGTAAGCTATATAAATTTCTACTTCCTTACCAGTAAATGATCCGTCTTGTACAAGTGATCTAATTTGCGATGTTACGTTTGAAAAACCCACTGCAACCTCATCCACTTGCAGTTGACCTGTTTCGGTTATTGAATCTACTTCTAAAAAAGAACCTCCAGCCTCATAAGCCTCTGAATTATAGGTGACGTTAGAATACCAATTAGTCAATCTTATAGTTGTTGATAATTGCAATTCAACCAGAAATGCCGTCTTTATTGCCGGTAAAGAAACTTGAGTCTGTAGAGCTGATGATAATGTTCTTGGCATTAAACTATTACCTCTCTAACATCAAAAGAGATACTATAAAAACCACTTGTACTTGTTGAGTAGGTAATTTCATTTGATTCTAAATAAACGGTAAATTGTGGTTTGTTTACTGTTACTGATAAATTATTAGTAAGTGCTGTAACCAAGGGAGGGCTTATAAGTATTGCAGAACTATCATGGTCTGCTGTTGATGAGACCATATATACCTTTGTATGATTGGCAAATTTAATTAAATCACCAGCTTTCAAAACTCCACTTTGACCAGCAGTAAAGCCGTCCATCGCAATTGAAGAATCCCCAGCAACATGAGCTCCATTAACAAGTATGTCTGTTTCTAATTTTGCAGAGCCAAGATTGTCCAATGGTGCAGCTATAGTAAAGTCTTCAAATCCGCCTTTTTGTTTTTGCAAAAATGCAAATATTTCTTGAGCCTTTTCTTGTTTCATAGGAGGCATTTGCACTGTAAACGAAAAGTATTGACCTCCGATTTGTCTGACTTGTTTTTTGCCAGAAAGCGTTTGGTTCACTAGTGTAGGTCGCGTATCTTTAAAATTAATTGAAGAAAAGTTTGGGTTTGTAGGAAACTGACCACTCATCACACAACTCCCATTTTGCCTTGACTGTTCATGGCGTTATTTATAATTGAGGTTATTAAGCCTTTTCTTGATTTTAATAAGTTATCAAATCCACCGGCATCAACTGCTGATATGTTGAAATTAATTGTTGCACCCATACCTTGACCCTGTTGATGATCTACCACTGTTTCGTTAGGATGGAGAATGGCTGGAAATCCTCCACGCCCATCCACGCCTCCTGCCCTTGCTCCCAATCCTGTAAAACCACCGCCCTCAGCAGTAGGTATTACTGTCGGTATAGTTAGGCCAGATGTATCTATGCTTGGGGTTGTTTTAAATAAACCACTAAATGATGCAAACATTTTATCTATCACTAACTTTTGCATTGCAATTCTTATAAGCTCTCTAACTATGGTTGTTGCATAGTCTTTAAACGAAGCCTTTCCCTTTTCTAAGAAATCCATAGTTAAATCAGTAATGCCATCGTAAGACTTTTTAAATACGCCCTGCATTTCATCTTGCATTGATTTGATACCGCTAAAGAACTTCTTATACCCTCTGTCAGTATCTTTTATAAACCTTTCAAAAGCTGTTAATGCCCCAAAACCAGTTTCTATACCTCCTTCATCTTCATTTCTTTCACCAAAAATCATTTCCATAAATGATGGTAAATCTGCCTTATCAATAACTTTTCCAGTTATTTCTGCTATTTGCTTAACATAAGCCTCTATTTTTTCTTCTATTTCACCAGTCCCGTCTTTAGGGCTTGGTAGTAAATCTATCTTTGGTAGTTTTCCAATTCCAAGTTTTTCTTTTATTTTGTCTGGGAGTTTGCCAAGAACTCTATCAATTCTATCTAACCCACTATTTATATTACTAAAAATAAAATTCATAAAATCTGTAAAGGCTTTCTTTACAGGATTCATTAATTTTTCTTCAAACATAAGCCTTACTTGAGCACCAAATAAGAAAAATTGTGAGGTAAGTTTTGGTATTATTCTTTGTCCAATTTCATTAAACGTATCTGCAATTGCATTTCTAAATATATAGATGGCCATAGCAGCAGTTGTTAAGGCTGTTAGAAGAAGACCGAATGGGTTAGCCATAATTGCAATTGTTAATGTTCTTACGGCAAATCCAGCAGCTAAAAGAGCTGGTATTAAGAAAGCATCTAAATTAACAGCAACGAAGTTTATAGCACTTGCAACTTTTGAAAAACCTTGAGTCGCTTCCTGAATATCTCCAACCATGAATTGAAAGTTATTTCTTAAGGCAACCGAAGCTTGTCCTAAAGTCATAGGCATTTTCATTATTTCTTCATTCGTCTCCTTAGTTCCGGCAATAAGAATTGGCATTACAGTTTCAGCAGTCAATTTACCTGCATGTCCAAATTCTCTTAATTCACCAATAGTCATATTAAGACCATCTGCCAACATCTTCGTAAGGATGGTGTTGTTTTCCATGACTGAACGTAGTTCGTCCCCTCTTAAAGCTCCTGAAGCTAAACCCTGAGCTAACTGTCTGGCTGAGTTATTTGCCTCTTGAGCATGAGAACCAGCAATAATAAAAGTATTTGCAACTGTTTGAGTAGCATCAGCAACATCTCTTTGTGTTGCTCCTAAATGCTCTGTTGCTAAAGAAAGTCGGGTATATAACATAGCAACCGCATCAAAGTCAGACCTTGAATCTCTTGCTATTGTTCGCATGTGGTTCATAGCTATGGCTGTTTTTGCAGCACTGCCTGTAAGAGCGTTCATTCTATTTTCAACGCCAATCATGACATTAGCAGCATCAACTATTTCACGAACACTGAAGGCTGCAACAATAGTATTCCTAAGCGTAGCTAGTGCTTGATTAGCACCATTAACATTCTTTTTAAACTTGTTTATAGCGTTTTTTGATTTATCGTTACCGATAATACTAAACTTTATATCGTTTTTACTTAGTGCTCCCATTTCTTTCTTCCTTTAATTCAAGATAAGCCAACCAGCCTTGAAACTCTTCTACTGTTATTTCTTCTAATTCTTGCAGAGTTTTGTTTAACTTCTCAGCTAGGGCATATTTCAAATATAGCTGCTTATCTTTGTCTACTTTTTTTTGACTTCATCCTGCGATATGTTATTCATCATTTCGCTTGATACTCTAATTAATACATCTCTATCCACTCTCTCCAATAAGATTTTCTTATCAGCGATAGTAAATAACTTATCTCCAGATTCGTCTAATGCTTTGTGAATCAAAACATAAGCTAAAAGCTGGACATCGTCATCTTGAGCTAATTTCATGAACTTAGAAGTCTCTGCAAGAGTAATTGGCTTGCAATAAACCATTAAAGGGCTTCCCTCTTCATCTCCCCATTCAGGGACTTCTATAATTCTTGTTTCTATAGCGTCAAAATGCTTTTTTGCGTTATCTATTGCTGACATTATTTATACTGTTGCTAAAGTTAATACACCAGTGCCCTGCACTGTTATTGATGCTTCTACTAGTCCGTCAAATGATGCTGATCTTGTTACGCCAGTTACGATTGCATTTCCACTATAATACTTATCACCACTTTGTACGCCTTCAGGGTATATCTTAATAAGTACAGTAGAGCCTAGAGTTAAGGCTATTTGTGCTGTATCAGTTTCATCCCAAAACACATCAACGCTTCCACTGAATGATGTTAATGAAGGTGAATATGTTCTAGCTAAGTCACCCATAGAAGTATTTTCTAAAGTTTCTGCTGTTTCCTCAAGTGAGTATGATTTTAGTTCTCCGATTGGGTCTGTTCCAATATGGACAGTTCCCTCTGATCCGTTATGCGTTGCCATAATTTATTCCTCTTTTTTTTTAATTATTTTAGATGAAGGTTTGTTTTTATCTTCCGAATGGATTGCTTCTTCTTTCCAACCCATGTTCTTTAACGACTCAACCTTTGTAGGGTGAGCAATTATAGAATTTTTGCCATTTGGACTAATCATTTTCATAATTATTCTCCGTTAAACCGCCACATCAGGATTGGTTTCCTTGACATAGTAGTTGGTTAAAAATGTCATTGAGACATAACCCAAGGGCTTTTCACCCTCTCCGTTAAACTCAATTTCTGTTGATTCTAAATAGCAATCTTTAGCAAGGCCATCTATTGTTCTGTCTGCCGCTATTGCCTCCTCAACCTCTTTGCATATAGTGTCTGTAATATCGTCAAAGTTATTTGTTGCTTTTGCATAACCCTCAACCACTACACTTAATTCTCTGCTCATTAATCTATCTACGCCTATAACAATAGGTTCAGATGATTCTGATTTTGTATATATAACTAAAGCCGGAACTGTTTCTAAGGGATAAACCCTTGATTGAAATACTCTATTCCCAGTTGTAGTTAAGTTATTTAATTGTGTTGCAAACTTTTCTCTTATTTGCTGACGTACATGGTTAGACATTTAGATTTGCTCCAACATTAAAGCTGAAAACCCTGTTCTATCTGCTTGTATATTTACAACCGTATAAGTATTTGCTGCTTTTAATATATTGCCGTCTGTATCTTTAATTGCCGATACGGATAATGTATTGCCGAAAACAATACTAGGCACATCAATGGTTCTACAATAAGCAATTGGCTTCAAAGAGTCTACGCCTGCACCTTCTTGTAAGTCTACATACTCATTATTTAATATAATATCAATACTAAAATCAGTGCCACCGCTATTTGTATAAACCGCATTAACTCCATGTCCATAGCTGGTGTCTAAGTAAGACTTCATATCCTGCTCTGTTTCCATTCTGTATTCAGACATTAGATTTCCTCCAGAACTAAAGAAACTAAACCAGTGTTATCTGGTTCAACTGTTTTAACTATAAATGTTGTCTCTGGCTTTAATACATTTCCCTTGTTTGTTGTTATTGCATCTACTCTTAGCTTGTCCTCTTGGGATATATAAGGAGCATCAGAGCTTTTCATAATAGCTCTTGGTTGATAACCAGCAACAGGTATAGAACCGCCTTCAATATTAAAGTATTCCTGATCTATAATAATATTAACTGAATACGAGTTACCAGAATCTACATCTAGCCATGTATCTATTAAAGAAGTTCTGTCATCCCATAGAACTCCTTGAACCTCAAAAAAAGTAGCTGTAACACCATGGCCTGTAGCCGTGTTTACATACGAGTTAAAATCTCTGCTACTCTCTAAAGGCATTGTTATTTAGCCGTTCTCTTGTTTAGAGGTTTGACTGTTTTGTTTGTTAGTGGTTTTTTCTTGTCCGTAACATTTTCTGCAACGCCGCCACTTGTATATTGAAGAGCTTCTGCCTCAGAGACATCTACTACTTCACCAACTTCTCTTGGAATTCCTCTTACATGAAATTCTTTTATCATCATTATTTCCATACTATTTTCCTTAAAAAAAAGGGGTAGCCAATTAAGGCTACCCAATCAATAAGTAACTTACGAAGCTACGATATCTTTTATTACACCAAAGCCTTCACCATGTCTGATTCCAACATCTAAATCTTGGAATGTTGCAATTCTAGTTCCACCAGAAGTAGATAAGCTAGATGTGTCAACGACAATATCAACACCTGACCAGAAGCCAAGCATGACGTTTGAGAAGTCTCCAAATATAGCAGCAGAACATGTAGCACCTGAGTTACCTTTGACAAGATTACTTGGAACTAATGTAGAGCTTTCTACGTTGTAGCCTAATATTGAACTAACCGCTTCCATTATGAAGTTACCTTCAGCACCGCCAGCTTGCTTAGAAACAGTTCTAAGAGCAGCAATAACTTTAGGGTTAGTTAGGAATGAAGGATTACCGCCCATAGCGTTAGAAACGTCTACAGCTTTAATCATCTCAACTATTTTTGCGTATGTTATAGCCGCTCCATTAGTTCCCATTAAAACAGTAGTTGTATCACTGTTTTGTAAAATTCCACTAGGTTCATTTGTACCGCCGCCGTTTATGGCAACTTGGTCAATTTTTCTAGCAAAACCATTAATAATGTCTTGTCTTAAGATAGCTTCTACACTTGGGTCACTTTGAAGTGTCAGTTTTCTTGAAACATCAACAAAATTTGCTAATGTACGAGGAGTAAGCGTTTCTTGAGCAAATACAGTGGCAGAAGCAGTCGGTGCTCCACCTTCAGCAACAAACGCTGTATTAGTAGCAGAAGTAGCCAGTTTCGGAATCGCCACGTCACCACGCAATCCGGTCATAACTCGTGCACCAAGATTTCCAATTGTTAGCTTGGCGTATAAAGCACCAATGAATTGGTCGGCTAGGTGATCTGTACCAACTAAGAATCCACCAGCTCCATTCGGGGCAACAGTCTGAGTTCTTGTTCCAAAGTTGATATCTGAAGGCATATAAAAACCTCTAGCTTCTCTTCCGGTTCTTTTAGCGATTTCTTCTGAAATCTCTCTTTCATATCCAGCTTTTGACCAATCGCCTGATCCAGCAGCATTAATAGCAGATATTAATGAATATCTTTTTTGCTCTTTTTCATTTAATCCAACAGTAGCTGGTGCTAGTTCCAAAGGTTTGCTCTGGATTGCTTCTAAAAGTTCCCCTCTAAAGCTTTCTAGGTTAGTTCCTGTTCTTATTGCTTTGTCAGCTAAGTCTCTTTGATTATGTAGTTTGCCTAGTGCTTCTATTCCTACATTATCTTTTTGCATCGCTGCTTTAGCAGCTTCAGACGCTTCAGCTCTTACAGCCGTTTCGTCTATGTTATTTTGTTCACTCATTTTTATTTTCCTGAATTGTTTATTTTGTTTTTCTTTAGAACGTCCAACCCCGACCCCAGCCGAATTGTCAGCCCCGATTGCCACACTGCTAACTTCCATCGGCATCCAGCTAGTAGCTCTATAATGATCTCCAAGGATGTCATTGCTGTCTCGTTCCATTTTATTAATTCTGTAACCTACTGATATGTTTTGACGAATTCCGTCTAACATATCTTGAAAAATTTCTGAAGCAAGTTCACTTCTTCCGAAGCGTACTACAGCAGTTGTCCTCTTTGCTGTCTCATCAATTTCAAATCTCTCTACTACGCCTATAACCTGAGACATGTCATGCTCAAGTAATAAAGGACTTCTTCCAGATTCCATAAATTCCATATCTATAGATTCTCTTTTATGGTCTAGGACTTCTAAACCAAACGATCTTTCAACAGGCTGCTCGCTTGATACGCCAATTCTTACAGTTCTGTTTTCTTCGTCTATATAAGATGATCTGTCTAAAGCAATGGTTCTGTAATTAATTTCACCAGAGCACGCTCTATCCATCTCATCATTCTCATCAACATCAACAGCCATTTCCTCTGGTTCAGTCGTTTCCACTTCTTCAGATTCAGCTTTCACTTCCTCTACTTCAGTTTCTACAACTTCCTCAGTCTCAGAAATGGTGTTTTCAATATTAATATCATCCATTTCATTTTCCTCGCTAGTTGTTATTAAATTTTCTGACATAATTATTCCTCGTCTTTTGAACCGTCAATTTCTGCCGGTACAGGTTGTTTTTGTCCAAATGGTTGATATGCGGACTTTATTCCGTATTGTTCCATTAATTGTTTCTCTTTCTGGTGCATTTCCATTAACTCTTCAGCATCCCTTCCCTGCGAGCTTGCTATGTCTGAATAAGTGGTAATTCCATTTTGCAATCCTGCAATTTTTGCGTTTATTTCCTTTTGTGGGTCGATCCAATCCCACTCTCTTGCTATGTAGTTTGTTGAATTAAAGAATTTGTCAAACTTTTCCGGTGGCAATTTAAGCTCTGATCCTATAGCCATGAGAAACCATTGTTTAAATATAGGCTCTATCATGTGCTCAATCATGAATTGCTGAGATATTTGATAAGCGGCTCTGTCTTCGAGAGCTCCTTGCCTGATACTAGAGTAATTAACCGAAGTAAGATCATTTGAAAGCGAATGATATGAAATGTTTAAACCAGAGGCTATTGATCTTAAAACTGATTTTGTAAATGATTCAAAAGCTGTTGACGGATGACTGGGATCAAATGATTGAAACGACATTCCACTAGGAAGCTGTTCAAATGTTCCGGCAGAAGCGTTCATCACCGGAGCATAGCCATCTTCAGCCGTATCATCACCAACGTAAGAATTTCCTTCGGGTGAGGTGAAAAACCCCATTTTGGAAGACCCAACCCGTGCAGCGACTATTTCTGCTTCAAGATAGCCATTTAACATCTTAATATTAGCCATTGAAGTTGCTATTGGCGATATTCCTCTTGTTTGTTCCGGTCTATTTGCAAGAAATATGTGCATCAATTCTTCTTTAGGTACTCTGTCATGTTCTCTTTTGTGAGAATATAAAGTGTCATACGGATGATCTTTAAACAAATAGTATGCAATTGGCCTGTCGTGAGAGTCGACTTCCACGCCCATCTTTATCTGATTGCCGTTTGCTGCTATATCGTTATAGTCTTCGTCTAAGCGATCAGCTTCTATAAAACGTATTGCGTAACCAAATTTATTAACATCTTTTACTTGTCGATGGAGTATTAAAACTTCACCATCTCTATAAAGAGTTTCAATGAATAATTTTTGACAATCCAAAAAACTCATTCTTCCGTCTACTGTACAAACGCCACGTTTACACCATTCTTTCCAAGCTTTTTCAATTTGCTGATTGGCATCCATATCTAAGTTACCACTATCTGTTCTGGCTTTAGAACTTATTCTTATTCCTGACTTACCAACAACATTTGAAATCATCAAGTTTAAATATCTTGAAACATAACTATCATTTCTAGCCAACTCTCTGGCTCTTGCTCTTAATATTCTTATATTTGGCTGTATTTCAGAGTCTGGGCTTGAGGATGTTGATGAAAAGTCTGTAAAGAAACGATCTCTACTAGCCCCTGAGTATGAACGCTGTTTGGCATAAATTGTTTTTGTTTGTAATTTTCTACTTTTAAGTATGTTGTTGTACCAAGCCATTAGAATTGCACCCTTATTGTGTTTCCAGAGGCTTTCCCATTTTTAAGTCTTGCTAGTTTTACTTCTTTTAGCCATTCAGACTTATATCTACTTCTTAATAGAAGTAATTCTTCTATAGGCGTTCTGGAAAGTGATCTGCCAGCAATGCTCATGCTTGCCTGATCCATATTTGCTCTACCTTCGATTACAGCCTCAATACTATCTAAAACTATTTTTGCGTGTGATCTAATAGCATCATCAACAACAGTTACATAACCTTCGCCAATTATTGCCTCTACAGAGTCAGAAGTTCTTATTACAATTGCCGTCCACTTATATTCACCCGCCGGATGGGATGTAGTGGTTGATGTTGAGAATACATACTCATCATCTACTTCTGTTGCTGTTACAGTAAAGAAAAGAGGTGTTGAACCGCTTAGGTGATGAAATTTATACTTTACTGAATACAAGGAAAATGGGTAGTCGGTTGTTAAACCAGTTTTTTTCCACGCCCAGAAATCACCTTTTTGTAAAACGGGATCAACTTCTAGTGGATAGTTGTTTGAATCGAAAGCGTTGCTCAAGTAAAAACCTCATATATTTTAAATTAATCTATATAAGACACTAAGGTTTTTTATAAATAAGTCAACTCTATGGTATGAAGTTTATATATCTTTCCAATTACTAGCAAAATTGGTATTGCCTCTGGTTCTTTGTCTGATTAATGGACTATTATCATCAACATCTTCGGTCTCTTTAGTGCCGGTGACTATTTTTTCTTCTATAGCATTGAAACTAGGGTTTAGTATGTAAATAGCTGCAAAATTGTAAACAAGCGTGTCAAGAGCCTCGTTTCTACTTCGAACCTGCTTCCATACTAGTTGCTTACGACCTCTTATGTATTTAGTAACCCTTTTCTCAGCAGTTAGCTGTTTAAAGTATTCCTCGTCAAGATCAGAGCAAAAATGTAATGTAGTAGCCTCTGGAAGAGCTGCTAGGCGTGAAAATATAGCCTCTTTAGCTGTATCAGTTCCTACTCCATATAATACAGCTTTGTTTTTACCAACAAAGGAAGGTCTGTTTGCAATTGGCTTGCCTGCAACACTCAATCCTTTTACCGCAAATATTCTTCTAGCCTGCCTTGGCTTTGTAAATTCATAAACGGCGTTGGTCGAATGGCCACCTGAATCGATTGTGCAGCATGATATTGGAATTGATCTATTAGATTCTGTTTTAAATCTTCGTTTTAAATATTCATCAAGTTCAGACCAAACATTCATTGCGTTAGGGTCGCCCCAAAATATCTTAAAGTCACAAACCCAAGCTTCATAATCCTTACCCCAACCAACCAATTGTAATTCCAGACGGTCTTTTTGGGTGTCAACTCCGGCAGTTATTACTAATACGCTTTCTGGTATTGATGTGTGGTCATAATTAAGTCTTCTTCCAAGTAAAGTCTCATATTCAACCGTTTCGCCCTGTTCTTCCCAAGATTCTCCTAAACTGGTGTTAATCCACGTTTTTAGCATTTCAGGGTTCTTTTTGGCCTCTAAGAAGTTTATTGCCATTTCAGCCCATGTAGACCAAGGAGAATACAGTTCTGATATGTGGAATCCTGCTGTATTGGTTTTTTTAGCCGTTGCTCTCCATTCTCCGTGCTTTATCATCCATTGTTTCTTAGTTTCATTAATTACTGATCCACAATCATTACAAGCGTAAGCTGCTGTCTCTGGTTTGTTTTCATCCCATACAATATTCTTCCAACTTAAAACTTGTTTAACCTCACATTCGGGGCAAGGAACATAATAAAATCTTTTGTCTGATTCCTCAAAAGCAGTTTCAATTCTTGATAAGCCCTTGATAGTTGGTGTTGAGCATAGATATATTTTACGATTCCAAAAGGTAGTGGTTCTTTTTGTTGCTAGGGATATAGGGTCGCCCTCTGCTCCGGCACTAGCCTCGTACCTATCACACTCGTCCGCCAACATTATTCGAATGGCTCGTGAAGCAAGACCTGCTGCACTGTTAGAGCCCACCATTGTTAAATTGCCACCTATAAACTTCTTAGATAAAACAGTATTGCCTGAATCTCTACTTCTAGGGTCTTTGACGCTATCTCTTATTTTCTCAGAATCACGAATCATTGTTGATAGCCTGTCTTTACTAAAAGCTTGAGCCATAGCAAGTGTCGGTTGCATAATTAGCATTGGGGCTGGGTCTTGGTCTATGTAGTAACCAATGACATTTAAAAGCACCTCAGTAGCACCAACCTGAGAAGACTTCATCCAAACGATACGTTGATTTTCTGGATCATTAAAAGCATCCATGATTTCTCTTTGATAAGGAGCTCTATCAGTTCGCCACTGCCCACTCTCAGCAGAAGATTCTGGAGATAGCCGTCTGTAAGTATCAGCCCAATCGCTAATCTTCAGATTCGGTGGTGGAGTCCAAATCTGATTGGTAGCCTCGATCACTCGTTCTATATTTTTCAGGTATTCCATCATTAGCAAGCTCGCTTAAGCCTTCGTATATTCCTTCCTTTATTTCAATTTCTGCCTCAGCAAAAGTTTCAACAGTTATTACTTTATGTGCAATTCTTGAAGGTACTGCCAACCACTTAGCCCTAGCATTGGAAAAGCGTTCAATTAAGAACTCTTCTACTTCTTGTATAGGTACAAGCTTTCCCTCCATTATTTCTACTTCCAATTCTGCCTTTCTTGCTTGAGCCGCCGTTAGCTTTGTCTTCTCTTCAGTAATATCACCAGTGCCGTCTCTTTTTGTATACCTAGCGGCTTTCCTTATATAATTTATATACTGTATTCGACACGCATCAATGTTCACCGGCGATCTGCCAGAGCCTATTAATAGCACTCCTTTGCCAATCAAGTCTGAAATAGACTGAATCGATAAGTCCAAATGCTCTGCTAGTTCCTTTCGTGTGCTCAAATTGTTATTTATAAATATCTATACTCTGTATGGTAAATATAACTCATATATACATCAATTTCAAAATAAGAGTTTGTATTATAAATACGGTGAATGTCTAATGGCTGTCGCTACGCAAGAAAAGGGTGCTCCAACCTGCTCAGTGCATAAGGCCAGAAGAACCTAACCCCTAGGGGTCATATATAGCAAGGCATACAGAGGATCAAGACAATAAACAATATAAAAGAGCCAGATCAGATAATTTACAAG